TCTTTTCTTGGACTTAGAAACATAGCATTGCTGGCAGCACGACAAGCGGATGTTACTTTCGGTGCAGAGAAAAGGTCGAGCGGCTCCGCGGGAATGCGGGTCCTTTTCCTTCTTGGGGACCATGGATGGCAAAACAGGTACGGTCGAAAAACAAGACTCGCAAGACCTGCAGAGAATGCGAGCATTGGGACGAGGTAAGTGAGAAGGTCCGGGTTCACGAACTCCTGGAGAAGGCGATCGAGCAGTTCGAGACCAAGATCACGAAAGCCGATTATGAGCCGACGGTGGCCGAATACATGAAACTGCTGCAACTCGGGCGGGAGATAGGACAAGAGGACGAACCCAAGGAGATCAAAGTGACATGGGTGGGCCCGAACGAGACGTCAGAATCAGAGAAATAGCCTACGATCCACTGGACTCACAGAAGGCCTTTCATGACAGTACGGCGAGATACAAGGGTTATTCCGGGCCCATTGGGAGCGGCAAAAGCCAAGCGCTGTGCCAGGAAACGATTCGGCTGACGTATCTCAATCCGGGGCGCACGGGATTGCTTGGCGCGCCAACTTATCCGATGTTACGGGATGCCACGCAAGCGACGCTATTCGAAATTCTGGGCGCCAACCATATTCCATACGATCATAACAAGGCCGAGAATGCGCTGGTGATGGGCGATACGAGGTCGCGGATCCTGTTTCGGCCCGTTGACGACTTCGAACGGCTGCGGGGCACGAATCTGGCGTGGTTCGGGCTGGACGAGCTGACTTACACGCAGGAGGAAGCGTGGCTGCGGTTGGAAGGCCGTCTGCGCGACCCGAAGGCCCGGACGCTGTGCGGATTTGCCGCGTGGACGCCGAAAGGATACGACTGGGTTTATCGCAAGTTCGTGGCGAAACCAAGCGCGACTTATCAGACGATTTATGCGAAGCCCAGCGAGAACAGGCACTTACTGAGGCGAGATCCGGATTTTTACACGCGCCTGAGAGACAGTTACGACGAGAAATTCTACGCGCAGGAGGCGCTCGGGGCGTACCTCAACCTGGACGGCAGCCGAGTGTACAGCGCGTTCGAACAGGCCGAGCATATCACGGAACTGACTCTCGACCCCCGGAAACCGATCTTGTGGGCCCTGGACTTCAACGTTGACCCGATGAGTTCGGTGATCGCTCAAAACATAAGCGGGCGAATCCTGGTGCTGGATGAAATCGTGATCCGCCACGGCACCACGAGGCAGGCGTGCGCGGCCTTTCTGGAACGCTTCACGAAGCACGAGGCCGGCGTGTTGATCTACGGGGATGCATCGGGAGCGGCCCAGCAGACCTCGGGAATGTCCGACCACGAAATGGTCAAGGAACATCTGGCGATCCACTCATCGCTGAAGGCGGATTACCGGATTCCGAAGGCGAACCCCAGTGTGCGAAACCGAATCAATCTCATGAACACGAAACTGAAATCGGCCAGAGGCGATATCGGACTGTTTGTCGACAGAAAGTGCAAGGAATTGATCATGGACTTCGAGCAGGTCTGTTACAAGGGCGACACGGGACAGATCGATAAAGATCGAGATCGCATGCGGACCCACGTCTCGGACGCGCTGGGATATCTGGTCTGGCAGGAGTGCCGGCCATTGCCGCCGATCGGCGAGCAAACACACAGAATAGTGGGCTAGGCATGGAAACCATCAATCGGGAACATCCCGAGTACGCCGCACGCAAGGCCATCTGGCAGCAGTACAAAGATCTATACGCGGGGGGCGAGCAATTACGCACAAACGCCTCTCTATACCTGGTGCGGCGGCACAAAGAACCGGGCGATATCTACCTGGAACGGCTGGCGCGGGTGTTTTACGAAAACTACGTTGGGTCGATAATCGACTGGTATGCGTCGACGCTCATGCGGTGCGCACCGGCGCTGTTGCTGGGGGGCAACGACGCAGCGGCGCAGAACTTCTACGGGGTTTTCTCCGACGATTGCGATCTCAAGGGGACCAGCCTGACGGAGTTCTTCCGGCAGAGGTTCGTGCAGGCCCTGGTCTGCGGAAGCAGCTACATCGTGGTGGATTTTCCGAAGCTCGACGGCGAGGCGCGGACGAGGGCGGAAGAAGATGCGTGCGGGCAATCGCGGGCGTACCTGACGGACTACGGGCCTGACGAGGTAATCAACTGGAATCACGACCGCATCGGCGGCCTGGATTGGATCGTCCTCAGGACTTCGTGCCTGCAACAGTCGAAAGTCACGGATGTGAAGTGGGAGAGGGAGACACGGTGGATCTACTACGACCGCGAGAATTACCGGATTTACGGAAAGCGCGGGGAATCCAGCCCGATCGAACTAATCGACGAAGGGCGGCACGGCTTCGCATCGCTGGGGCGCGTTCCGGTCTTCGAAGTGAAGGTTTCGGAGGGGCTGTGGTTGATGAACAAGGCGGCGTCGCTACAACTGGAGCACTTTAATAAGTCCAATGCGCTCTCATGGGCGCTCACGATGGGGCTGTTCGCTTCTCCGGTGGTGTACTCGGACCGCGAGTGGAAGCAGGTAGTCGGCGAGTCTTATTACATCCAGTTGGGGAAAGACGACAGATTCGGCTGGACGGAGCCGGAGGGCAAGGTCTACCAGATAGCGTCCGACAACCTGCAACGTCTGCGCGACGAGATTTACCGCGTATGCTACCTGATGATCCAGGCAGGCGAGGCCGGCACGGGAGTGCGCCAGTCGGCGGTGAGCAAACAGTTGGACTTCGCTACCACGGAGGAGGTACTCCGGGCATACGGCGACACGGTAAAAGGGGCGATGAAACTGACTCTATGGGGGATCGCGGCGGCGAGGCAAGACGGGGTCACGATCGACATGTCGGGGATGGACGAGTTCGACATAAACGACTTGGGCACGGAGCTGGACGACGCGCAGAAGCTACTAAGCCTGGGAATCGCGTCCAAGACACTGAAGAAAGAAGTGTTTAAACGGCTGGCGCTTAAGTACCTGAGTGACGCACGGCAGGACATCAAGAGTAAGGTAGCGGAGGAGATTGAAAGCGGGGAGTGAGGCAAGAGCGCCGAGAAACGTCTCGGGCCCAGATGCAACCTGCGGGCAGATTGCGCAGCGCCACGTCCCGGGATGTCAACAGGCATGGCGATGCGGGGCTAAAGCCCGCAGCACCGTCTGTAACTCCAGGCCTGCGAGTCTCCAGAAGGAAGGTAAGGAGGTATATGGAAGGAATCGACATACAAGCGATCGTGCGGCAGGCGGTGCAGGAATTCACAAACACCGAGAAAGCCAGAAGCGAGCCGGCGTACAAAGCGGAGCTGTTAGAAGAGCGCAAGCGCCGGGAACAACTGGAGCGGCGCATGAACGAACTCGTGGCGGAAAATCAGCGGAGCCGCAAGGCCGCCGAAGAGGCGGAGCGCAATTCAGCCGTGAGGGCGGAGTTGCAACGGCTGGGCGTAGCCAAGATCGACCTGGCCTTTAAGGCGGTGCAGGACGGGATTGTGCGCACCGAGGACGGGCGCCTGATAGCTCGGGGCGAAAGCGGCGAGGTACCGGTCAAGGAGTATCTCACGAGCTTCGTGAACGAGAATCCGGAGTTTCTGCCGGCGCGAATACCGGGGGGGACGGGGATGACGGCCACCCACAAAGCTCCCGGCGGCAGAGACACGGTGAGCCTCGAACAGATCCGGCCGGGCATGAGCGCGGAGGAGATGCAGCGGGTACGAGAAGAAATCGTGCGCGTGGCGTCGCAGACCCTTCGGGGGCTGTAGGGAAGTTCCGGCTAGAGAAGCGGAGCGATCCGCGGTAGCCGGCAGAAAGAAAGGAAGAAGGAGAAGAAATGGCAGCAATTACTTCAGCTAATGTCGCCAACGCGATTGTCAAGCTGGTGGCGGCGGACGCATTGCCGGTGCTGGTCGGGAACCTCGTAATGGGGAACCTGGTGGATCGCGATTATGAGCCAGCACTGGCACACGCCGGCGACACGATTAACGTGCCGATTCCCCCTGTCATGCAGGCGAACAATATCCTCGAGGGTGGAACGGTGCAAACGCAGAATCCGAATCTGGGGAATGCCCAGATCGTCCTGAACACGCATGCGGAAGCCACCTTCCAGATTCCAGACGTGACCAAGGTGCTGGCAGTGCCGGATCTGCTGAAGATCTACATGCAACCGGCGGTGGCGGCGATCGCACAGAAGGTGGAGAGCGATCTGCTCAACTTATACGCCGGGTTCACGGCCAATGCCCCGGTGGGCTCACCGGGGACGGCGATCACGGAGAGCGTCATTGACGCGGCGGAGACGGCGCTGTTCTTGTCGAAGGTGCCGCCGACCGCGGAAAAGTACATCGTGGTGGACGCGGCGACCTACTCGGCATGGCGGCAAATTCCGCGGTTCAGCGAGTTTCAGACGGCGGGCGACGCGGGGTTGAAGGCGATCATCGACGGTACGGTCGGGAAGATCAAAGACTTCTTCGTATTCCGCTCGCAGTTCGTGCAGTACACCGGGAGCAACCCCGTGACGACCCACAATCTGGCGTTCACCAGGGATGCAATCGGACTGGTGATCCGCCGGTTGCCGCAACCATTGCCCGGGACCGGGGCCGTGGCGGAGTATGCCGAGTTAGGGAACTTCGGGATGCGGG